TCTATGCCATCAAGTTTAGTACCATCAGCAGCTACGTCGCGGCCATCTACTGTGCCTGATAGGGTTACGCTCCCGGTAAAGTTTAAATTACCTGTGCCTGTGATATCGTGGCTATTAAGACTTAAGTTGCCGCCAAGTTGCGGTGTAGTATCGTCTACAACGTGTGCGAGTCCACCACTTGCAGTTGAGCTAATAACGCCCCCTGCGGATATCGTTACGTTAGTACCAGCGGTTAATGACGCAACAACATTTGTTGTATCTGTTACATCAGCTGCTGTTTCTATTCCGTCTAATTTTGTATGGTCTGCATCTGTAAATGCATTTGTATCTGCGTTGCTCTCGTATGCTGTTTTAATCTGTGCCGCTGTCTGGTCTGCCGTAGCGCCAGGTTCTATACCGCTTAGTTTGCTTACATCAGCGTCAGCAAAATTGTTTGTGTTTGCATTACTCTCATACGCAGTTTTAATTTGCGCGGCTGTTTGGTCAGCTGTTGCTCCAGATTCAATGCCGTCAAGCTTTGTGCCGTCTGCTGATACATCACGCCCATCAATAGTACCTGTTATTGCAATGTTGCCTGTACCTGTGATATTCCGATTATTCAAATCAAGATTACCACCAAGCTGGGGTGTCAAATCCTGTACGATAGCAGTAATACCAGATGTGTTAGTTGCATTAGCCCACACAGTTCCATTGTAAACAAGTATCTGACCGCTTATGGCGTTGTTAACTTGTACGTCTGTGATGTTTTCAAGTATGTGATTGTGACCATTATCTACAACAGTTACTGCAATATCTATATCGCCTGTGGTGTAATCTAACGTACCACTACCTGTTGCTTCCCCGGTAAGGTTTGTTGTCAGGTTTGTGGGAATGGGTACAGGTGAACCACCAGCACTATCTTCAGCTATTGGCATTTAACTCTCCATTACCATTTTACGCGATCAGCCCAATAGGCTGCGCTTGATTTACCTTTTGCTATGTTCTTGCGATGTCTTGCTTTAAAACTAGCTCTCTTTTTCTTCATACGTTGGCTCTCGCCAGACTTAGGCTTTCCTGCTGTACTAGCGCCTTGCTGTCCAAAGCGTATGATCTTCTCTTTGCCGTCATAACACGACTTTACAACGTGCGACTTTGTTTTATGCCCCGGTGTACGTCTAGGCTTGTTGCACTTTATCTTAGCTTTTAGTATGGGTTTGCGGCTAATCATTTGTTTCGCGATGTATAAAAAGGCGTTTTTGTAATATCAAAAGGTTCTTCATCTGTATTAGGAATTGCATTTATTCCTGACCCAAGTATTCGTGCTAAGTCAGCATTTATGTTTTGTTGATTTGGTGTAAGTTTACCTTGACGTGGCGCATTGCCTAATATTGCTTGTGTCGTTTTACCTATTCCTTTTTTAAATGTTTTGTTTGCGGCATACTTTGCTCCTGCCGCACCTCCCAATCCAGTCATCATAAGTGGTAGCCCACCAGTCACAGCAGCTAAACCTAATAATGAAAGGCCACCTACAGTACCTAAATTAGCGCCTGATGGCGATAATGAACCAACTTGTTGTGCTGTTTTTGTAACAAAACCTGGTTTTATTGCTTTATCAAGCGTTTTTATTGCAACATCATCACTTAATCCATCATCAAACATACCTATTCTATTCCGTATATCAGCTGCTTTGTTTGCTGCTAGGTTAACCGCTGTCACTCCTTCCTCTAGATAGGTCGTAGGATTAGTATCCGCTGCCTTTCCTGTCATTTTACCACTTGTTTCATCTAATACATCACTCAAAATTTTAGCTGTTTCTTTTCTTTGAAATAGTTTGTCTGCGTTTGTGTACAGTTTTGTAAATTGTGCGCCTTTATCGCCTGTTTCAGCTATTTCGTCTAACACTGCTTTTTTTAATATTTGTTCAAATCGTGAGCTAGTTTCTGGTGATTGTTTAAAAATTTGTTTTAACTGTTTTCCTGGTATATTGTCGTATTTACTAGCTAATTCTGCTATTTTTTTGTAAGATTCAGGTAACTTTGTTGTGCTATATACACCCTCTAAAGTAGGGTCTTTACTTACCCTAATTAATGCTTTTTCAAGGACTTCAGGACTTGTTTCAAATTTACTAGTGCTAATAAAATCATCTAATGTTGAATATGCTGCACTTACTGCATCTTCTGCTTCGCTTGGTGTTATAGGCTTGTAACCTTTTTTAAACTTTTGCGTTGCCAGCACTTTGCCTGCTTTATCTAAACCATATTTAAATACACCGCCAGTCAATCCTCCTGTAATCATATCTTGTGCTACTTTTGAAGGATTTTTTCCTTCAGAGCTACTTAATAAACCTGATAATATTGCTGAATCAGCTATTACAGATTTAACGCTACTTGGATTTACTTTACTTAAATTCATAGCGCCTTTAGCAAGTTTAACAGGTGCTGCTACAGTACCTCCACCTATTATTGTACCAAATTTATCAAAAGTTTGTACACCTTTTGGCACAAAAGCATCAGTAACAGTTTTTATACCTTCAACTTTATCATCACCGAATGTTTTACTAACTGCATAATTTGGCAATCCACCTAATGCTGTATTAGCTATGTTATAGCCACGTAATGTCCTAGACAAAATTGCATTACTAGGGCTAACATTGCGTTGTTTTGCAAGTCTTGCATCAATTTGTGCTTTTGCTTGTTCTGGGGACAAACCATTATCTAGCTCATATACTTGACCATATAATTTATACTTTGCCATAATTACACGCCTTCTATACTATTTGCTAACGCAGCATTACGGTTATAAGCACCATTTACTACATCTAAAAATTCTTGCATTGCATCCAGTAAATCTTCAGGGTTGTTTGATTTTCTTGCTGATTTAATTCTAGCTTGCGCTGCTTCTGCTGCACGCGCTTCAGTATCAGATGTACTACCTTGTCCAGCTATTTGTTTAAACCCTGTCACAAATACCAAACCATCTATGCGGTCAAACATCGAACGCATAACTTTAATATCATCAGTATTTGGGCCGCCTGTTAGTCTATTGATTCCTGCTGTTGCTAGGTCACCCAAACCTGTAGCGCCTTGTAACACACCCATTGTACTTTTCATAGAACCTGGGTTTTCTTTTTCAGCTTCTATAATTGCTGAAATAGAACTAGCCACATTATCACGATAACCTTGTATAGCTGGTAGCCCAGCTTTTGCTTGTGCTGCTTCTTTTCCAAACTCCCTTTGAAATGCTTTTTGAGACTCATTTAATGGTACTGTTGCTTTATTCAAACTGTTGTAGTATTTTATTTGTTCTAGTGTTTTATCATATCCATGTCTTATCCTTAATAGTTCTTTATCATGCTCTTGCATTTTATCATTTTGCTCTGCCTGAAAATCTTGTTTTTGATGTAATACGTCTAGTTCACGCAAGAATTTTTCATTGTCTTTCAAATCTTCTCTTTGTCTTTCATCAGTTAAATCTAATTTACCTTGCAATCTATTAGCTTCAGTCATTAATAATCCGCGTTCATCTAAGAATTGCTCTCTATCAGCTGCACGTCTGCTTTGTATTGCACTTTGCACTTGTTGTAATCTATTACGATTTTCACCAGGTATACCAAAGTTATCTGATAATATACCGCCCAATAACTGTAATCTATCATCCATAGTCGTACCAGGTGCTTCATACTTTTTATTAATTTTGCCGCGCAATTCATCTAATTGCTCTTGTATGGTTTTTGGTTTTTCTTGCTCACCAAAAGGTACTTCTACAGCATTGTTTAAGCTATCTTGTAATACACCACGGCCTTCAGGTATTGTTAGTTCACCTTCTGGGGCATTAAAACCTTGTTTATCAAGCAGTAATTCTTCTTCTTCTGTTGGTTCTCTCATTTTTTCATTGACCAGACTTAATCTTGGTATTGGCACATTGTTGTTTGCAAATTTTGGTCTGCTACTAGCTCCCGAAAGTATTGTACCCGACACAGGTTTTTTTGTATCATTAAAACTATAGTTACCATCAAAATTATAGTCTCCATCAAAACCTTGTAATTCATCAGAAAATGGCAATATATTATTGTTATTTACAGGTTTAAAATTATCTGTTACTGGTTTTGCTAATGCATCTAAGTCTATTATGTCATCTTGTACATCGTTACTTGTTTCTTTTGGCACTCTAAGTCTAAGAGGTCCAAAACGACCTATTGTTGTAGGGTCATTTTCACGTAATGCTGCTAACGCCTCATCAGATAATTTTGGCTTATTAACAACAGGCAACATCATATTATTCATATTAGTCGGTACCTGTGCGCCAATTCTTGCTTCTTCTTCAGGTGTATTACGCCTACTTAATCCACCAAGTAAACTTGCTAAAAATCTAGTATTCATTTTAATTACCGCCTTTTTTGCCAATTTTACCTAGTAATCCGCCAAATATACCACTACCTAGCGCATCACCTAACAAACCACCTATACCAGGCCCACCTGTTTGTGTTACTGTACTTGTGCTGTCTACGACTTGTGGTGTACCGCCTAAAATTGATATTTGTGCATTTGCTCTACGATACCTATCATTATAAGCATTCATAAACTGCTCATATTCTGCTGCTAAACGCTCTTGCTCTACTTGCCTTTCTAATGCGCCCATTTCTTGCTCGACACCTAATCTTCGTAAATCGCTATCTGATAATTGACCAGCCATATCAGCTATTTGCCCAGCACCTCTCATGCGTAACTCTGCGCCGCTCATATCAGCAGCTTGGTTAGCTAAATCTGCTTGCATTTGCCTTTGTGCATCTGCTTGCACTCTATTCGCAGCATCTTCATAGCCCTGACTACGTAACTCTGCGGCAGTTTTTGCAGCTATTTCAGCAAAATTACGTGTATTTTCAGCTTGTTGTATTGCTTGTCTAGAACCGCCAAATGCAGATGCTTTAGCCGCTTGTGCATCTATATTTTCAGCACTAGCCATTTCTCTGCGGTCTATATCACTTAATGCATTGCCAATAACGTTTTCCATGTATGGGTTCATGTATCCGCTTATGTCAGCATCAGTAAAACTTTGCGCTTGCACTTCACTGGGTGTGTAATCTGCACCGCGTTGTGCCATTGTTAAACCTTGTTCAACTAAACCGCGATTACTTACATCATTTGAAATGTAATTTGATAGTGAATCGCGTTGCAAATCACCTATGCCAGCCACACGTTGTCCTGTGTATGGTGTGTACTCTTGCCCTGTAAGTTGATTTATATTGCCTACAGCAGACGTTATCATTTGTTGTGAAAACGGGTCTAACGTATTATCTTTTTTTTCTACTGTTTTCTTTTTGCCGCCCATTACAGCCTCCATATTAAGGTTTTGCCATGCTCAACAAAACCAAGTTTTTTTAATAATCTGTTCCAGCCTTTGCGATGGTCAAATGTCATAATAAAGTTACCACCTAAGTCTTTTACGTGTTTCTTTGCAGCATCAACTAAAAGATAAAAGTCTTTTAAGTCACCACCATATAGCCAAACATTCAATCCAACAGTGCCATCAGACTTTTTAGCTACTTGCGTTATTGCAGCGCTGTTATTAGCAGGCCAGTATTGTGCCTCGCTGTTTGCTACAGCCTTTTTTACCTCATCATATGTGTGTTTATGCCCTGAACGTGCTAAAGCGTTCACGATTTGTTCTTTATGATTATCTATGTTTACAATGCTGTCCAAGACAATACTCCAGAGTTATCAATACTTGCGCTGTAACGTGTGCCGTTAGGACTTGTAAGTATTAATCTATTGTTTGCGTTTATATTTATATCTTCATTAA